CAAGGTCATAAGTCATAGTTTTACACATGATTTCGCTTGGTTGCATGGTCCACATAGACCGATGTATACTGGGTAGGTCAACCTCTTAGCCCTTTTCCACCTCAATCTACAGGGACTAGAGCAAAAGGGAACATCAAACATCAATTCGCGACAAGAAGGTAGCAATGGATGCACTACTAAATACTTCATACACTGAGACAAATTTGTCAGATAACATACAACAGGACTATGCCGAGGGAGAGGCTGTTAATACAGGGGGCTCCTACCATCTGAAATCCGCTCTCCGGACCCATGAGGACTACAAGAAAAATTATGGGTGCAGGCAGGATCTAGCAGTGCTGCTTGAGTATAAAGCCGGGCATGTTGTGTCCAACCCGTGCAAGCTGCTCCCCCTATTGTGGTCTCATGTAATGGTTGGGATTACATCTATGTTTGACAGCAATGCATATGATGAAATTGTTGATCACTACCGAGATGAAGATATGCTGACAGAGATGTTAAACTTGACTGAGGAAGAGTTGCCTCTAGTCATGAATCACAGGGATGCAACCCTCATCAATGATGAGGCAACAAGGATAATTGACGAGTCATGGAGGCTCGACACATTCCTTGGCAGGTTGAATGGTGTAAGGTGGTTCCTGACACATCTGGTAATCAATCACAATAGGGGCGAGGACGGCATAGAAGATGGCCTTTGTTACAAGGAGGGCCTGAGTGTCTTCACATACTACCTGGGTAAAACATTCTCAATCACCACATCCAAAATGTGGGCCAATGTTGATATTAATGGGGACAGATGCATCATACACATGAATCATATAGTGAATGTTCTTGATAAATTGACAGAAAGATACAACTCAATAATATACAACAGAATGTGCAGGTCCACAACCATGAAATCGATATACCCTCCTGACAATGTGCTGCAAAATGTTATCTCCTTGGGTGACAGCCTCGTACTTGCAGAGGGGAATGAAGCGTACAGAGGGTTGGCAAGCTTCGAGGCCTTATGTGTAGGTGAAATCATCAACAAAGGAGACAGTGGAGTGTGGGATGTCAACAAATTTCTGAGAACCATGAGACAGGAGGTGGGGCAGTTAGGGGCACAATTCAACCATTGGTGTACATCCTTATGTAGGATTCTAGAAGAGCTCAATGTGCAACAAATCTCATGCCTTCATGGTATATACAGAATATGGGGGCATCCGGTGGTTGATTTGGAGAAGGGGTTAGAGAAGCTGCGATCTGTGGCCCTGGTGGAAAAACAAATACCAAGGAGCTTCTCATTGAACACGTCAAACATGTTCAAAGAGACATTCTTCATGAACTACTACAAGAAGCACAAGTTTTACCCTCCATACACCTGGAATGGACCGGAAGGGTCTCACTATCTCCAGCAGAATCTCATGTTGGAGAAGGAGATAGATAGGCACAACATAAGATACCACATTGAGGATTGGCAGAATGTTCAATGCGAGAAGACCTTTGAGATCCCTGCCACATATAGTTTGGCATCATGCATTAAGGACAGGGCAATATCTCCCACCAGGTCGGAGCTTGCTAGGATGATACAGTCCAGCCGATCAGTGATGAACCAGGAGGCCAGGAGAGGAGTTCTGAAATGGCTGAACAGCAGCATGGTGCCTGTCAGGAATTTTCTGAGAGACATCAACGACAGTGGACTTCATATTGACGACTGCATTATCGGGCTTTACCCCAAGGAAAGAGAACTCAAGCTAGAGGCCAGATACTTCGCATTGATGTCTTTCAATATGAGGCTTTATTTCACTATCACTGAGCACCTGGCAAATGACCATTTGTTAGAGTACTTTCCCATGGTGACTATGTCTGACAGTATGTTGGAGCTGCAAAAGAAGCTAGACGCCCTAAGTAAGAAGCAAACATCAGCAAAGAGAGGAGTCATACATTATGTTGTTAACATAGATTTCAGGAAATGGAATCAACAAATGAGGGAAGAAATGACAGTGGACCTCTTCCATGACACAGACAGGCTGTTCGGCTTCACCAATCTGGTTGGGAGGACTCATGAGATTTTCAGGAAGTCGTACATCTATCTATCATCCGGTGAATATGTGCCGACCCTAAATGGCAGGGGCGGTCTGAAGACAGAAACACCCTATAGTTGGACCAATGACCCATCTGGTAAAGAAGGGTTAAGGCAAAAGTACTGGACAATAATGACTGCCTGTGATCTTATGGTCGTGGCCAGAAAGTTTAACATGAAGATCGATCTGGTAGGTGGAGGGGACAATCAAGTCCTCATTGTGGAGGTGAGCACAGACAGGGTTAATCATGACGGCACAATGAGTGATGAGGGCAAGATGGAGTGCCAAGAAAAGATGACATCATTTATGACATCCCTATCAGAGTATATGGAGGACAAGGGGTTGCCCCTCAAGGTGGAAGAAACATGGATCTCGCCCGACCTGCTCATGTTCTTCAAGATGATGTATTTCCGCCATGTTACATTGGTGTCCCCATTAAAGCAAGCATCCAGGGTGTTTCCCCTTTCTAATGATCAGGTGATGACAGTGGGAAACATGGCCTCCACTATATCCTCTGCAGTCACAGTCTTGTCATCAAAGGACATGCAAGTAGGACCCGCCATCATGGTTGGCAGACTGTCTGTTGGAGATTTGAGTGTGATGGTGTGTAATAACCACCCGTTGTCAGTTGACAAGAAGATGTGGTCGGAGAAGGTTCCCATATGCAGAGGAGGAATCAGAAGGATGGTCAGTGTCCCTCCCCATAGGAAGGTTCCTTCCAAGATATTCCTATCACTAACCCTTCACCATAAAGTTCTCGGTGGTTCTGCAATAATAAGCCCACTGGGGATGTTGATGAGGGGGTTTCCGGATCCTCTATGTGAGCATCTAACATGGCTGTCAATGTTGGTCAGATCAAGGCCTGAGTACAAGGTTTTCTCCTGCATGTCCATGAATAATAAGACACCGTGGTCTCATCTGTTGGAGGATCCTGTGAGTGTAAATCATGACGCCCCGATTCACGGCCTAGCTGTCCTTCGTAGGGAGGCTGAGAATGCTCTGGCATCAGCAAGCAGGTATACTAACAAGGACTTCCTTGAGCTGGCTCACACATGCAACAAGCAGATGGTGGAGGGGCTGGCAGATGCCCTATGCTCAGGTGACAATATTGACATCAGAATATTACATGACATCATGGGAGCCAACCTAGGCGGTTACTTCAATTCGATAGCATCCAAGGTAAATAAGGCTTCCACTGTCCTGAGAATGAACAAGACATCCAAGGTGATTGAAACCATAACAGGCCAAGAGAAAGTTTGCATGTCATATTATGTGTCTTATGGGATGATAGATCATGACCTCACCCCATCAGACTGCCCGACAGTCTCCGCAAGACGATATAGAGCCATCAGCTGGGGGAAGAATATCATGGGGATAACAACACCGCACCCTGCAGCATTCTTAAAATACATCACTGGCCCACATGAGTGTGATCACAACTATGTTCAGACCAAGACAATGTCATCCGGAGAAGTTGATCCGCAAGTCCGGGGGCCATTCCATGTGTATCAAGGATCCTACACCAAAGAGAAGTTTAAGCCCACAGAAATGGCCGCTGCGTATGGTGAAGAGGACTTGCTGTCAAGGAGGTACTCCCAAGAGTCTTCTATGGCCAAGATCATTAGAGGCCTCCTGGGGTCACTAACTGACGCTGAGCCCTCCTTATTTTATGGCATGATGGAATGGATATCAGGTGATGCAGAGCACAGGTATCAAGACATGGCAACCAAACACGGCGGTGTGCCCAATATAGCTTACTCGATATTGTCATATGTTAGGGCGAACACATCAACTTTCAGGAAGCACTCGAGGGGGGGCAAGAATGAGACCATACACTTTCAAGCGGTGCTTATCTATACATCTATGATGAGCCTTTTCAAGCACTATGGGGGAATCGGTCATTGGCATGAGACCTGTGATAAGTGCATTACCAGGACCACTGTTGACCCAGACTTTCAGTTCAAAAGGAGGGTTGCATTCCCAATGTTGCCGGGGAACATGTTTGCATATGTGCCGTCAGAAATGATCAAGTTCCATTATCATGACCTGAGAAGAATCAAGGCACAGGAGATGTTAGATGAAAGAATTGTCAGCCTCTCATCCATGACAACTGATGACAAAATGGCGGCGGCATGCAGTCTTCTGTCGGGAGTAATAGCGGCCAGCCAAAGTAAGGACCGATCCAACGACACTGTCAGTAGCATCACCTTGTGGTCATCCATCGTTCACGTGAAAGATCTGATCCCCATGGTGTGTCTCAGATTGTCTGTGGATCATCTGATGAAGAGAAAGGAGTGGGTATGGCCCAGGCCCCATATTCCACACAAGGTTGCGATGTTGTTGGAGCCTTTCATCATGTCCCCTGCCGGCAGAAGCTGGTTGTCCTCTCTGGGCCTTGACATGTCGGAGACAGGGGTGGGGCAGATCGGGATCCTTAGGGACATAATTTCCAATGTGGTGGATGGAAGGATAATACCCCGTGTGATACCCAACAGAGTCTCTCCGTCCTGGGTCAATGATGTGATCTGTGCAAAGATTTTTGAGAACAATCACATAGTTCAGTGTGATGAGTGCCTGAACAAAGGACCCACTCTGGTGAGGACAGAGATCTGCAATGATATGAGGATGGAGTATATGTTCACAATATGCTCAGTTACATTACCGGTATTCAAGGGTGACATGACTCAGATAGATACACCTATAGCAGTTGCAGACCATTATGAATGGGAGTCCTCACCTGTGCAAGTTTACAATGTGATAGCCGACAGTACTGAGTACGTTCCGTTCCCAAAAGACGGGCCCATAACCAGATCAATCCCATTGGGGGCGTCAGGTGTGTCATCAATACTGGACATACTACATGAGACAAGAGGCACAATACTGGTGTCTACAGATGCAGTTAGCCTAATTATATGGAGGAGGATGTATGGGAAAAGGGTGGTCAGAATCTACAATGACTCTCACAAGGGGCTTGATGGTGTTTGCGAGATGAATGCCATGACTGAGGAGCTGTCAGACAGATATATGGATGACGAGTACACTAATGAGAAAGCTGATGTCATTTATTGCAACACATATCCTGACCCAGCAGGCTGGTGCATTGTGACATCAAGAGACGAGTTAAACAGCCTTTATGAGAGAGCTAAAGATAAGACCCCTGTGTCCGTGATGGTGTCCAGCCTGAGATGCCCCACGAGAGTGATATGCGCTGTTAAGATGGATGGTGGGAATGATGGAGGATGGGGAAACTTACAGTCGCTTTACAGGAGCCTGGAGGCCAGATGCCAACCTCATGTGAGTCAAATTAAGAAGCCTTCTGTGAAGACAAAGCTAATATCTCAATTAGTTTCTCTGTTCCAAGCATGTGATGGGTCATTCGAAAGCTGTCTAGACCATCTGACCATCAACATGAGATCAATGGTGCATAAGCGCGAGATCTACAGCAGAAGAGGAAGGGATGCTATGTACATGCTGGTTATCCTTGAGCTGGTGAGACACAATGGTGGGGTGTCCAAGGCATTCAACTTGGGCAGAATAAAGTACATAAATAGGCCCAGGATGATCAGGGCAAGCCTGTCCAACTCTAATAATAGGAAAGCTGCATCAGATGTGAGGGACGCTAGAGAGGTTTTCAAGAGGGCCAACATCAATCCAATCATTAACAATGACAATTATGTTAAGGTCATGCTATAACAATGTAATGTATTCATTTGTGCTAGTCTTCAAATAAATTTAATCAAAACTGGAGGCACCAACGGTTGCATCCTCAATTGCTTTGACTGCGTTGAGAAGGACGGGGAGCGAAGACGGACCATGCGTATTAAGCGGAGACCTATCACAATGGTGATAATGTGGACTCTGTTGTCTTGTCCCGTGTCC